AGTTATTACAAGTTCTCCAGCTAGAGTTATACCCGACCACAAGTCGTCAAAGAACTTTTTTAGCGGTTTAATTACAGTTGTTTCAAACCAGCTACTTACAACCGCCCACACCTTTTTGATGTTATCCCAGTTATTTTTAGCTGAACTTGACACAGCCGACCATGTTTTTTCAAAGTTTGATTTTAACGGGTCACCGACATTCGATTTAAACCAGTCAGAAACCTTTGACCATACAGCTTTGACAGCTTTTACACAACCGTCAGCCAGTTCTGAAATGATTTTAAATCCAGTTGTAAAGAAATCTATAACCGGCTGGAAAAATGACATTATCGGTTTGAATACCTTATCATTGAACCAGTTAGCCACACTTGACCAAACATTTTTAATTGCTGTCCATGCGGAACTGAATTTGTTTTTAAAGAATTTCGTAACCGGTTCAAACACCTTTTTGATGTTATCCCACACGTTTTTCTTGAAATACTTTGACCAATTGGACACAATTTTTTTAATTGCTGTCCATGCGCCTTCAAAGTCGCCGCTGAACACAGATTTAAGTGTGGAAAATACAAGTTTTATATTTTCAGCTACAGTTGATATGTATTCCCATGCGCTTTTAAATACTTCAATTATGAAATTCAGTGCAAACGAATTCTTGATTTTTTCAAACGTCTGTTTGAACCAGTTACTTGCAACCGCCCAAACAGCTTGAATTGCAACCCACGCTGTTTTAAATCCTTCAGCCAGTGATTTAATTACCGGTTCACACACGCTTTTTATGTTTTCCCATAGTCCAATCCAAAAATTTCTGAATTTTTCAGATTTGTTCCACAGTACAACAAATGCAGTAACTAAACCAGCCACAAGTGAAATGATTAAACCAAGCGGGTTAGCCATCATGGTTTTGTTCAATAATTCCTGTACAACTGCAAGCGCCGCCTCCGCTAGTGTCATACCTTTAAGGGCGCTTGTAATAGTGAATATTAAACTTGCAACTTTCCATGTTACGAACGCCGCACCCACGCCAAGAATACCGGCTTCAATTTCGGGAAGGTGATTTTCAAGCCATTCCAAGCCAGCCTCCAGTTTTGGTGCATATTCCTGTATTGTGTCTGTGATTTTATTTATAGCGCCGATTATCTGTGGTTCATACTTGCTTACGAATTTTTGCGCAATTTCAGCCGCCGTTGCTCTCATGTTCTGCATTGCTAAACTTGCACGGTCAACAGCGTTTTGTGTTGCATCATAAGTATTTTCAACAGTTCCTTTACCGTCACTGATTGTGGCTAAAAGTTCATCGTATGCAAATCGACCTGTACGCATAGCGTCAGCCAGTTCTGTACCGGCTTTACTTCCGAAGGCTTCAACTGCAACTTTAGCCGCTTCAATATCAGACGGGGCGTTCATTACAGCTTCAACTGTTTTATGGAATTCGTCATTTGCATTTTTGCCTTCTTTTGCCCAATTCTTTACGGCGGTTTTTAATCCAGCCACAGCTGTTTCAGAATTCACACCAGCTATTTCAAACTGTCCTAACATTGCAATAGTTTCAGCTGTATTAAAACCCAACTCCTTCATTGTTGAACCGTTTTTCGTAAGACTTTCAGCAACTTTGTCAACGCTTATGCCGGTTGCCTGTCCAACTACAGCTAATTCGTCAAGAAGTTCTTCATAGTTTTCAAGCGGAATCCCAGCGTTTTGCATTGCACGGGAAACTTTTTGAACTGCCCCCACAGCGTCAGTACCTGTAATGTCAGCAAATTTCAAAAATTTCCGTGTGGTATCTTCAAGCGCTTCACCGGAATAACCGAAACGGGTATTAACTTCACCCAGCGTTGAACCAATATCAGCAAAATCGCCGCCGATATTCTTAGCTACATTTGCATAACTTTTGGTAAGTGCATCAGCCGCTTCACCGGTTGCACCGGTTGCCTTCAACACAGCGTCCCGCCCGTCGTCGAATTCAAGATACGCTTCTTTTACCTTGCCGCCAAGTTCTACAAGTTTATCAATTGCTTTTTGTATAACTTTACTTGCTAAATCACCCAGCGCCACAGCGAACGCTTCAACGCCGCCTTCACTCGCCGCTTTGAATTCTTTTGAATTTTCATCAAGATTGTTATTCAAACCCTGTGTGGATTTTTCAGCGTTTTCTACACTTGAATCAAGGTTATTCAAGCTGTTTTCATAACCGTCAAGGGCGCTTTCAGCTTCTTTTACTGCTGTATCTTGATTTACAATTTGAATCCGTAACTTGTCAGCCGCATCAGCGTTTTTCTGTTGTGCTTTTTCAGCCGCTTCAAGCTGTTTTGCATAATTCTGCGCTTCTTTTGAATTTTCGCCAAACTGTGCAACCGCTTCTTTGTACTGTTTGTTCAGTACATCAACAGCTTTTTCAGAATCTTCCTGTGCTTTGTTTACACGTGCAAGTTCATCTTTTAATGCCGCCAGTTTTGTTTTTTCAGCTTCAATTATGGTCTGTTGTGCTTTAATTTTTGCTGAAAGTCCGTCAGCTGACTTTGACCAATCATCCATCCCAACCGTTGCATTTTTAAATTGTGCATTGGCTAACTTTATCTGATTGTTTGCATCATTAATGTTTTTCTTCAAATCGGAAATATCAACTTTAAATTTAGTTGTTACATTTTCCGTTGCCATATCCCCACCGCCTTTTGTTTATGATTTATCAGTACCACGAATCGTCCTTCGCCGGTCGTCTAATCACACCGTTTGCATCACGGGTGACTGAATTTCCGTGCAAATATCCTCCGCTGTACTTGTGGGTTGTCTTATTTCGGTTATAATTGTAGCTGTCGTTATCCGTTCCGGTATCAGCATTTTTATCTGACCGCTGTCTTTTATCAATCAGACGGATAAACAGCTTTATTACTTCGTGAAACTTTTCCCGCCTTATGTCAAACGGCGTTAAAGCGGTGAAATTCTCACACAGATTTACAGTCATATCAAACAATACTTGATACAATGTTAAATCTTCAAGTTCTTCGGGGGTAATGTCCCCCGCATTTAGTTTTTTGCCGCCACTATACCAAGTTCAGTTGTCGCATAACTGAACACACCTTTTAACACTTCGATGATTTCTGAAACGTGTGTGTTTCTTAATTCATCGTCAGAAATATCAAACAGGTCTTTAAGAAACGGTTTTAACTGCTTTGAACATTTAACAACCGTCGCCGCAAGCTGTTTTGTATCTGAAATATCAAAGTTGGCTGAATCTGCATTTAAAATGTCAATAATATCTTCAACCACACCAAAACTGCAATCAAGTGTGTCACATGTGTATGTTTTAACGACTTCTTTTCTGTTGTAAACATTTAATTTTAATTCCATGATATATCCTCCGTATAATGAAATGTCCCCGTGGAACACTTTAAAATGTAATTGTAATTAATTTTAAACTCCACGGGGAACACTAACTTTTGTGTTTGTATTATCAGTTACTTGTAACTGTTACTGTACACTGAGCGGAATATCTACCGCTAGTTGCTGTAATAATTGCTGTACCAGCTGTATGTGCTGTAACCACACCACCGCTAACACTAGCTGTAGACGGGTTAGACGACTGCCATGTAACTGCCTTACCGGAAGGTGTTGTTGTTGCTGTAAGTGTTTCAGTTGAACCAGCCGCAATTGATGTTGTCGCCTTGTTAAGTGTAACGTTTGTTACAATTGAAACTGCAAGGTTTGGTATTGTGTCCGGTGTCTGAACAACACTAAAGAATGTTGATAAATCACACTTGCCGTCACGTTCATCAATAACAACTGCCTTTGCTCTGCCAGCAACACCCATGCCGCCGCCGTTGTTAAACTCTGAAATTGTCTGTACACCAGTATAAACAATCTGCTGGTTGTTTGTGTCAACACCATCATTCTCTGTGGATGATGTTTCATCCGGAATACTAAATGCGCCTTTAAGTCGCCATACATAACGATATGTACCGTCTGTAAGTCTAAGTCTATAACCAATAGCATAGTACTTTTCAACAGACTTGCCGTCGATAAATGCGCCGGTAAGGTCGTCTACAACTTTACCTGTAATCATACCAAGTGTTGAAAGTGGTAATGCTGGTACAGTTAATGTAACTTCATCTGAACCTTCAGCACGAATAATAATCATACCGGTGTTGTCATACCAGTGTGTTTCTGAATTGCTTTCAACAGTCTTTGCGATTTCAGCAACCGGTGCAAGTACCTGTACAGCACCTGTTGTATAAGTTTCTGTAAGGCTGTCTGTAAGAACTTCTGCGATTACAAGACTATCACAACCACGGAATTCTACAGCTTTTCCAGCATGTTCAAAATCTGCCATTATGATTTCCTCCTTTAAATAAAGTCTGATTATGGATTATTCAAATCTGTGTCAGTTTCAGCTGAATCTGTGTCAGTTCCAGCTGGAGTTGTCGTATCTGAATCTGTTGTATCTGAATCTGTTGTGTCAGTTCCAGCTGGAGTTGTTTCAGCTGGAGTTGTTTCAGCTGTAGCTGGAGTTGTTTCAACATACTGTTCCACTTTCAGCGCCGTGAAAAATGCGCCGGTGTGGGTCGGTTTGTCAACAGAAATATCATTTG